TTATGACATCTCAAACAACATCATAGCTAATTTTGCAACGTGTCTTTATTTGAATATCACAACTAATACTTACTCTTGGCCTATTAAAAACAATATTATCTGGGGAGCTGACCCAGAAAGCTCTATCGGTATTTACAATAACTATTTTTATGCACTAAATAATACAGGAAATGTCGTAGAAATGCGCACCAGTGACCATTTTATCAATAATATTACTGTGGGCGGTTCTAATTCGCTTTATGGAATTAATTCGTTAGCTTCATATAATGTTTTTATTTCAGGAAACTGCTGTGTTGGTGCCAAAAACGGAGTTTTTTTGACTAATTCAGCAAGTTTAAGTGCTTGTGGGCAGTTTTATAATAATATCTTTTGGGGTCAGGGAGTTGATGTGTCTGGCGGAGTTGGTATTGAGTTATCTAACATAGCGAATATAAATACAGTTAATTACAAAAGTAATTTTGTTGGTAATTTTGAAAGCCAATACAATGTTGAGTTAAGTGATGTTTTTGAGTTAACTGTCAATCCATTTAAAAACGCCTCTGGCAATCTAAACGTGCCAAGCGATTTTTACCTTAATGATGAAATCGGCGGAGGCAAGCTAATTAAGGATAACTGGCAGCCCACAGATTATGACCTTGACGGTACACGTGATAATTATCAGTACGGGCCGATTATGGAAGAAGTGACATCAGGCGGTGGCGGTGGTGGGGGCGTTTCAGCCAGTAGAATATTCGGAGGTCTTTAATGCGAACTTATAAACAAGGTGATAATAGTAATGATGTAATATTTTACATGGTAGATAGTGCTGACCATGTGACTCCAAAAACAGGATTAACTATAACAGTTAAAGTTAAGAAAAATGGTGCAGGTTTTGTGTCAGGTGCAGGTACAACTACAGAAATAGAAGACGGACTCTATAAATATGTGCCTGCTGTGGCTGAAATGGGTACTCTTGGGCCAATACTTTTTAAGGCGACAGCCACAGGTGCAGATAATTGCGTAATCGAGGGTGTTGTTGTAGCTTATGACCCATACAGTACTTACTTTGGAATATCAAAGATTAACAGTTTAAAAGACTCTTGGAATGACCCGACAGCGGCAGAGTGTAAGGCGGATTTAACTACGCTTGAAGGTAGACTAACTGCGGCAAGAGCTGGTTATTTGGATAACCTGAATATTAGTGGTAATGTAGCGAGTGCGGGTGGGTTAAGTGCTGTTAATAGTAATTTAAGTAATATAAATTCAGTAACACTACCAAAGATAGAAGGCAAGATTGACGTAATTGATGAGTTAGTTGACGGTATAGTGGCTGAACTCGACACAACGCCACTTGCAACATTAAGTACATTTGACCCAACAACTGACGGAGTAATTGTCACCACAAACAACGATAAAACAGGCTATTCAATTTCAGGAACCAAAACAACTTTAGATGATTTAAATGACATTGACGGATCTAGTGTTGTAGCAAGTAACATGAGAGGAACCGATAATGCCTTGTTAGCCACAAATTATACAGCTCCTGATAATACGAAAATAGAAGCCATACAAACCTTATTAACCAACGAAGTGTATGGTAATGCAGCATTAAAGACTTTAATTGACGCTATATCTGCTAATACTGACGATCTGGCAGATGGGCAAAGATTAGATTTGCTGATTGACGCTATTAAAACGGCGGTCGATTTCAGTAAAAACGTGGCAGAAGGTGACAGTGAGATAGACTTAATAAACAGTCAATTTATCATTAAATTAAAAGGAACTGACACTGTATTAATTCGCAAGGATATTACTGACAGTGCAAATGCTCCAGTCACTTCAACTAATACAGTGATTGTTAAATCACAGGAGCCGATATAATGTTAGGTTCTATTTCGCCAGTTGGTTTAGGGTTTGGGGTGTCGGCTGATGCTCCAGAATTACCGGAAGCTCCAGTTATAGTATCTGTGACTGATAATCAAGATGAAGACAGCATAACTGTAACTGTTACCGGATCAGGCACTATACAATTGTATTACAGACAAAAAGGAACCGCAAGCTGGACTACAGGATTGACCAGAATCGGAGATGGCGACATAGTCCAAACGGGCTTGACGGCGGGCAGGTTTTATGAGATTTATGCAACCCAAAAATACGGTGATCTGGAATCGCCACCGAGTGCAATATTTTCTATTAAAGTTTTAGAAGGTGACGACACCACAATTGAGACAGCTATTTATAGTATCTTAACGGCTGACGAAAACATACTTTCGTTGGTCAGCACAAAAATATATCCAAAGATTATGCCGCAATCTGCGTCTTTGCCGGCGATAACTTATAACCAGATTTCAGGGCCTAGGGGCCATACAATGGGCGGGCCTGATGGAACTGTTAAAGCAAGATACCAGATTGACTGCTGGGCTTCAACTTATTCAGGCGCAAAGGCTCTGGCGGAGGCAGTTAGGAAAGAACTTGACGGGTATACAGGAACGGTAAATTCCAGAGAGATAGAATCTATTATGCTTGACAATGAAGGTGATATTCCAAGCGGAGAAGAAAACATAAACAATATCAGGCTTTTCGGGAAAATGCTTGATTTTATTATTTTCTATAAAGAATAAACATTTAGGGGAGGGTTTCAAAATGGCAGGACAATCAGGAGCAAGTACAACCTTAAGCGGGGCAACGGCGGGGACGATTGGTGATGTTACTAATATCACAATCACTGAGACAATGGAGACTATTGATGTCACTTCGATGGACTCTGATTATCGAGAATTTATTGCAAGCTGGAAAGATGCGGGAGAGATTACTTTTACTTGCAATTACGACGGATCAGCAAGTGGCGTAGCTGACGCACTGCATACCGCTTACGCCACAGCGACAGCGGAAGCATGGACTGTGACTTTTCCCGACTCATCAACTTTTGCTTGCAGCGGGCTGATTACCAGTCTTGGCACAGCAATTCCGTTTGATGATAAAGTTACACAGGATGTGACTATAAAACTGACAGGCGAGCCAACATTTACAGACAAGGCAACCTAATTTTTTAAAAACTAAATAGATGGAGGGATTATGTTATTAACATCGTCAAATTTGTCACAGATTAAGTACAAAACAAAAAGAGTATCTCTGAAAAAAGCGGACATTGAAATTATGGTGGCTTTGCTTCCAGCAAGTATAACGAAAGAATCTGTACGGCTAAAAAGGGAAAAAGACGACCTGCTTGATGGGCTTAGTGACGAAGAAAAACAACAAGCTCTGGAGAGTTGGAGTGGTACTGAATCACTGAAAAACCTGGGTTTCGAAATAATTAAAAACGGGTGCGTGGACGAAAAAGGTGAGCCTGTATTTCAGTCAATAGAAGACTTTGAAAATTTACCGGGCGCTGTCCAGTTGGAAATACAGGAAGCCATATTTGACTTTAACGGCTTATCTGTTAAGTCACAAAAGCAGATTGAAAAAAACTAAATGATCCTGAAGAGCAGTTTTGGCATTTGCTGGCTCTGCAGTTTAACTGCCCCAGCGTTGAGGCTCTTCAGGAATCGATGAGTTACAGGGATTTTGTCGGCTGGCAGATGTATTACAATATCGAGCCTTTTGGTGCAAAGAGGGACGATCTTCGTGCTGCGATAATAGCGAGGACAATGGCAAATCTTTGGTCAAAAAAGCAGTACAAAATAGATGACTTTATGCCTAAATTCGGCAAACCAAAACAGATGGGGTGGAAGCAGATGAAAAATATATTGAAAGGGATGGTTAAAAAATGAGCGTAGGTACAGTAGCTGTAAATCTGGTTGCACGCACGTCTGTTTTTGACCGTAAGATGAACTCGTCCAGAAAGAGAGTGGCACATTTTGCAAGCGGCGCTTCGAAACTAAAGGGGGTTTTAGTTGGCCTCGGTGCGGCTGCAGGTGCTGCGAGTCTAGGGGCGTTAGTAAAAAGCTCAATGCAAAATATCGATGCAGTGGGTAAGCTTTCGGATCGCATCGGCGAGACAACCGAGAATCTAGCTGCTTTGGGGCATGCCGCTGAAATCGCGGGAACATCAAAAGAGAACCTGACAAAATCTCTCGAGATGATGATCAGGCGACTTGGTGAAGCTCAACAGGGACTTGGTCAAGCTAGATATGCATTGGATTCAATGGGGCTTAGTCTTGACGGTTTAGTTGAATCTACTCCTGCTGAATCTTTTGAAAAAATATCAAAAGCTATTATGCAGTTACCAACAGCAACTGAGCGGGCGGCAGCTGCAAATAATATGTTTGGCCGAAGTGGAAAAGATTTATTAAATCTTATGGAGCAAGTTGCGAACGAGGGAATCGCAGGCGTTAGAGAAGAGGCAGAAAGGCTCGGCATTACGTTTAGTCGGCTTGACGCTGCAAAAATCGAGGCGGCGAATGATTCAGTAACAAGACTGAAAAACGCCTTCGGCGGAGTAGTCAATAGACTTGCCATTGAACTTTCTCCATTTTTAGAGATTGTAGCAGATAAATTTACATCTTTAGGGACAGGGGGCGTAGATGCTGGGGAAAAAATAGCACAATCATTCAAAGGTGCAGGGTATGCGATAGTCGGCCTCCTTAAGGTTTTTGATTGGGTAAAATCAGGATTTGAGGTAATGATAGGTGTGGTTTTTAAAGGAATTAGCGCACTGCTGGGTGCTTTGGGAAAAATTTCAGATACAGCTAAGGTGTATTCAGTAGCATTCAAAATGGAATCTAATGATTTGTTTTCGAAAGCATATGACGATGCAACAAAATCACGGCTTGCTGAAATGAAAACATTCTTTGCGCGACTAGAAAACAAAAGCAAAGACATGGCCGTTAAAATCGCTGAAAAATCCCAGCAAGGAGCAGTTGAAAATAGATTGGATTTAGCGGTCGAAAATTCTGCCAATTCTTTAAACGATCTGAAGAACATGGCAGACAGGCTTAAAGATTCGATAAAAACCCCTGCTGAAAAATTCAAGGAATTTGGCGAACAACTTGACACTTTAGTTAATACTCTAGATGAAACAGGGAACTCTTTACTTACTCGCGCACAGGCCGACGAGCTACTTGCGCAGAAAATGAAAGATTTGTGGCAGTCCCCAAAAGAAGAAAAGCAGATAGACGCAGGTTTTGATATATTCCGTCAAGCCTATGTATCAGTTGATGCATTTAAAGGCAACCAATTAAGCCCGCTTTTGCAATCACAGCGAGAGCAGACGCAGATCGCAAAACAGCAACTTGAGGAGCAGAAGAAATCAAATATTTATTTACAAAATTATGAACCGTTGGCGGGGTAAAATATGGCAGTAAATTGTACAAGAATTCAAAAGGATACGGTTGACCAGTATCAGGCGACTCTGAACTCAAAGGGCTGGAAAGTGACCCGCAAGTGGGTAATTTATGGTGTCACCGGAACTACTCCGTACGACAGACTGGTTAATTGTGTAAATGCCGATGACGGCACAACTCAGGTTCCGGCTCTTGGTGCGGCAATACCCGGAAGTGTGGGAATATTACTGCAGGAAAAGCAGCCGAGGGCTATTACCGGCGATACTTTTGAGCTGGTCATGAACTACGCATCTTACACGATTTCAACATCGATGAAGCACGTGGACTACGTGCCGTTCCAGACAGCGAGAATATCTGCGAGAATATCTGCTTCGCTGGGGCAGACGGAAACAACAAAAGATAAGCTTGGTAACGATATAGCATTGACTTACACTTACCCTGAAGATTATAAGTATAATGACAACAAAAAAAACACATCCGAAACTTTAATACCGAGAGTTACAAAGCTTGTTCCGCAAAAAGTAGTTACCTTAAGTAAAAGATTAACAACAACTGCCGCAGCGATTGAAAGCGACTGGGACACTTACGGCGGCAAGGTTAACAGCTCAAGTTGGCGAAATGGTGACGCGAGGACTTGGTTATTATCGGGAATCGAGGCAATACCAAACGAGGATAACACGACTTGGGATGTGCAATATAACTTCCAATATCGAACTGATGGCTGGGACGATACAGTTGTATTTATCGACCCTAACACCGGTCAAGCTCCTTCCGATGTTGATGATGCAGTAAACCAGCCTAACGCAATGAAAACTCCAGAGGTTTTAAAAGAAGCCGACTTCGCATCTTGTCTTTTAGGAGCTTAATATGAGCTTAACACCATTTACATCCGGCCCACAAAATGTGGTTACAAAGTTAAATGATATAATCAGGGCATTGAACAGCTTAAATAGCTTTACTGGTGATGGTCTG